TCAAAACAGAATCAAGGATGATACAAACAATGTAATCTCCTACTCTGTTAGCTACGATGAGACAGGAAGATTCAATGTCTACAAGGTCTTCAGTCAACCAAATGCCGGGGGTCTTTTCGCCGCCAACCCCACTGTTGTAGCTGGTGGGGGAGATGGCAGCACAGATGATGAAGTTAGAAAGGGCCGGCAACAAGTCTTGATTGCTGAGTCTTCTGGCTCAGCTGGACAGAGTTTTGACAGAGCTACATGGCAGGCAAACATCAACCGATCTCGAGGCAGGGTCTACTCTGCCACAGTGCATGGGTACAAGAATCAGACAGGGGACATCTGGCGGAGGAACACCCTGGTTCAAGTGGTTGATGACTATGCTGGGATTGATGCACAGATGTTGGTGTCAGCTGTTGATTTTGGCATGACCCCAAATGAAGGCAGATTCTCTACCATCTCTCTGGTAGAGAAGAATGCCTATCAGTTGACACTCCAGGAGCCTGTCAAGGAAGAGAAGGTTGGCAATGATCTCTTCGGCTAGAATCAGGAACATGATTAGGTGGGTGAAGACAACCCTCCCAACCAAGCTAGGTTCTTCTTTGCCCATCAATCAAGTTCAATACATGGACAAGGTTGCTGAGTCAGTAATGTGGTTCCCCTATGGGATTCACGCCAATGTTCCAGCGGAAGCTCTGGCCTTGATGGTCAGTGTCCAAGCCAATGAAGAAGCCAAGGTTGCTTTTCCTGGTTCGCCTCTCGAGCGGCCTACAGACCTTCTGCCTGGGGAAGTTGCTGTTTATCATCCGACCCTGGGGACTTCCATTGTGCTGAGAAACACTGGAGCTGTGGAAGTCACTGGGACAGTCATCAACCTGACTGGGGCTGTAACAGTGACCGGAGCTCTGACAGTTACTGGAGCAGCAGTGCTATCTTCCACCGTAACTTCTGGTGGCACTGACATCAGTGATACTCACACTCACCCCGTAACCACTGCCCCTGGCACAACTGGAACTCCTAACTAATGGCAGTCAGAGGAATCGACGCAGTTCTAACCAGACTCCCTGGTGGGGTCTATGACATCCAGATTGATGACTCTGGGGATGTGGAAACTGCTGATGCTTTTGATACTGCCATTATCGTTAGCCTGTTGAGTGATAAAAGGGCAAGCGAATCTGAGATGCTCGAGCCACAAAGACGAAGGGGTTGGATTGGAAATGAGTCAACCCCAGGTTTCGAGATTGGTTCCAAGCTCTGGCTATTTGAGCAATCAAGATTGACTAGAACAGTCATGAATCAAATTGTTGATGAAGCCAAGCAAGCCCTTCAATGGATGGTTGATGCGGGTCTGGCAGTTGAAATCAGGAGTGTAGAAGTCAACCTACTCCCACCGAGCTCGCCCATAATCGGAATCCAACTGACTGTTGAAATCCTTCGCTCCCCCAGTGTGGTTGAACAGAGATACTTCAACTTCTGGGCGCAGACAGGTTTACCAAAAGATGTATTGCCATCAGAAGAAACTATCCCTCCTGACTCAGCCCCGTTCCCGTTGAACGTCACCCAGTCCGTCGACCTTGATGGGGTGAACGAATCTTTCGATGACACCGCGTTCTCGGTTATCGGGTTCGCTGATCCTGATGTGTTCACGGTTTCCGTCTGGGCGAAGCCGACCGCGTCCTCGACGGGTAGCGCTGATACAGTCCTGGACCTCCCGCAGTTCGGAACGAACTTCAACAGGTTCACACTGGATCTTCTGAACACCCCCGACGAGTGGCAAATTAACCTCGCGACCGACAGTTCAACGGGGTACAAACAGTTTGTCATGCCCGCCACAGTCGACGAGTGGGTCCATCACGTCTTCGTGGTGGACATGAATGACACGGGGACAGAGCTGGCGTGGTATATCGACGGGGTGGACATCACCGCTTCGGCCACGAAGAACTTTGACATCATGACCGGCGACATCATTGTGGACAACGGCCGCCAGATCCGCTTCGGCCGTAGCTTCAACACCTCCAGGGAATTTGAGGGGAGGATTTACAGCGTTGCGATGTGGGACGGCACCCTGACCGCGGAGCAAGTCGCAGCGGTATATAACGGCGGCGATGCGGACGTAGACCTCCGGGTGAATTTCGGGGCCTATGAGAAGGCCGCGGACCTGGTGCGGTACTATGTTCCTGGCCTCGATGACACTAGCGGCGCTACAATGGGAACCGACTATGGGGTCGGGACCTCCAGAGACCTGACCCCCACGAATATCACCCCGGCCGACCTCGTTTCCGACGTACCGGAGTAAGTAAAGAATGGCACTGACAACCCCCAGCTCAGCCAAAGAAGTTTCAGACAGAGCCACACAAGATGTGTTCTTGGCTCTGGCTTCTGCTAGTGCAAAGCCTTCTCTTCAGAACAGTTGGCTACAAGCTCTCATTGTTGCTTACAGTAACCGCATCTTTGACTTCTATGAACAGCTTGATGCTGAGACTCTCGAGGCTCTGCCCGATACCGCGGTTGAATTCCTAGAAAGATGGGCTGCCATCTGGGGGATTCAAAGAATTGCAGGCAGTACCGCCACAGGTAACACGGTTGCTTCTGGAACTGCTGGCAGCACAATCCCTTCTGGTGCTGTTCTGGCTGCTGGTGGTGGTGAAAAATATACTGTCAAGACGACGGCAACAATTGTCAATACATCTACCGCTGTTCCAGCTACCCAACTAACCCGATCTGGTGCAGTAGCTACCTGTGATCTAACCCCCACTGAGCATGGGTTGGCAAGCAACGTCAAGGTTGACATGAGTGGAGCAACCCAGACTGAGTACAACGTTTCAGAAGCAGACATCACAGTCATTTCTGCCACTGCCTTCACTTATGCTGTAACCGGAACACCAGCCAGTCCAGCCACAGGCAGCCCTGTTGCAAGCTATGACTCAGTTCAAATCACAGTAGAGTCCCAAGATTTTGGAGTGGATCTTGATCAGATCCTTGATGCAGAGCTTACCTTTGAAAGCCCCTTGGCAGGGGTAGAGGATCTGACTCAGGTAGACTTTGATGAAATCGGTGGGGGTGCAGATCAAGAGGAAGATGAAGCTCTTCGCTCGAGGCTTCTAGACAGGATTCAAAACCCTGTTGCCCATTTCAATGTCGCTGAGATTACAGCCCTAGCCAAAACTGTTCCTGGGGTTACTCGAGTCTTTGTGGAAGAGAACACTCTTGCCACAGTAGCAACCATTGGTGCCTGTCAAGTCTATTTCATGCGAGACAATGATAGTAACCCGATCCCGTCTGCTTCAGAGGCAACAGCCTTGAAGTCTGTTCTCAATACCATCCGACCAGCCAATATGGCTTCCGCTGATTTGGGGGTTGATCCTCCGACGGGAGTCAGCACAGCTTTCACTTTCAGCACCATCACAACCAGCTCAGGTTCTCTGACAGCCACCATGAAGACTGCCATTGAAAACAATCTGAAACAGTTCTATGCGGAAAGAACTGAAGTAGGTGTTGATGTGGATGAGGATGCTTTTAGGGCAGCCATCTATAACACTGTTGACACAACCAACGGTGAAACCATTTTGACTTTCACTCTTTCAACCCCAACTTCTGACATCACCATTGCAGCTGGTGAAATCGGAACGCTCGGAAACATTACCTTCCCGTGAGCCAACTCTTCACAGTAGCCCCCACTGATGCTGTCCTAACCCCTGATGCTAAGACGGGTTGGGTTGTATGGCGTTCGTCCAATGTGGTCTACCAGATCAGTCATGCTGCCTCGAGCGGAACAGCCGCTACAGCCCTAAGAATCTATCAGTCTATTGATGGTGGAAAGAGCTGGGGTAATGGAACCAATGTACCTCTTGGTGCAGGTTTTGTTGCAGCTCAGGTAACTGCTGTCTGGTATGATAGATGGACTCCGGGTGATACTGGGGATCTCATCCACATTGCATATATTGGTTTGACCAATGGCGTGACTGTCTCCCCCAGGTACACCAACTATGACACTACAACTGGAGATTTTACTTCCCCGGTAGACATCAGTGCTTCGGCAGTAACCTTCACTGCTCTTGATGAACAAGCCATCAGCATCACCAAGACCGTTGGTGGGAACCTGTTTGCAGTCGGCTGGCGGGATAACTCTGCCAACTTTTTCACTGCTAGATCCACTGATGATGGG